TTATCAAAATACTGCAAAAGCGTCCGGCCAGCGCTGGCTTTTGCTGCAGCGCTAGCTTCCTGGTCTTTAAGCACGTTTAGCAGGGCTTCCTTAACGATCGATCGTAGAGAGGCTTGCGCTTTTGTATCTGTTTCGAGCACTTCGGCCGCTGCGATTAAACGGGGTTTCACTGGCATTGCGCTTCGCCTCTCTAATCCGCTTTGAAGCTTGCAACATGTTGCCACCATGCCAGCGACAACATGGAACGCCCCGCATCGCTAGCTGGCCACACGGGCGCCCGCTATGGCGCGCGATCGCCACACACCGCATGCGATTCGCATAATTGGGCTGGATCGCGTGCTTGGCCATTGCCGCACGCCATGCTGCGTTGCCCGATTGCGGGCGCCGGTTATTTCTCAAATTATTTGAATTTAACTCTTGCATTATGTCCCGATCGGGATATGTTGCGCATACCGGATTTGGTCCGGCGCCAACGTAACAGAAAAGGACATGACATGAAATATTCCGCTGAAACAGTGATTTACGATCTTTCAAAGATCGATCCGGCAACACGCGCCGCAATCCTGGCGTCGCCGAAATATCTCAAATGGTTTTCGCAAAAGCCCGATGCGATGCTTCGCCTTGATGGTTCGACGAAAGTTATCAAGGGAAACAAGCTTGGGTTTAGGACCGCGATTCTCTATCTCGCCCCTTACACAATGTCGGGCTTCAATGTTTGCCCAATGGCCAAGCTGGCCAAGTGTCATGACGGATGCCTGAATACCTCAGGTCGCGGCGCCATGAAAAGCGTGGCCATGTCACGTTTGCGCAAGACTCTCTTTTTCCTGCAATTCCGCGATGAATGCATCGCGATGATTAAGCACGAGGTAGCCAACGCAGAAAAGCACGCGGCCAAGCTCGGTTATGTGTTGCTTGTTCGCCTAAATGGTACCAGCGACATCCGTTGGGAGAACTATGGAATCATCCAAGCTTATCCTGGCGTGCAATTTTACGATTATACCAAGCTCGCCAACCGCAAGCATATCCCCGCCAATTATGATTTGACGTTTAGCTATTCAGGCGTTCCTGATTTTCAAAAGCAGGTAAACCTGGCGATCGCCGCGGGTATGCGCTTGGCCGTTGTGTTCCGCAATCGCGCAATGGTGGAAAGCATGATTGACGCGGGCGCCTCATTCCAAGGGCTTCCTATCGTTGATGGGGATGACACGGATGTCCGGCATATCGATCCGCAGCATTCGGCTGTGGCGTTGTATGCCAAGGGCTTGGCCAAGCGCGATCAAAGCGGATTCGTTGTCGGATGATTGGAGCTTATGCCGCGGGCTTTTGCCCGCGGCATATGCGGCGATCTAGCCGAAAACAGGAAAGCAAAAGACCATGTCAGAATTCACATTGAATGAAGGACTCGAGTCCGCGATCGCAATCATAACCGATCGCTGCGCAGAAACTGATACCGCCAGCCCGGAGGGATGGCGCGCCCGTGGCGCCTTGGAAGTGCTCGAGGAATTACGCGACCAGGAACGGGCCAAGCCCGCGATCGCCGGCAATGTGCTGGAATACTTCAAAGCCAAACTAAACAGCCCTGGCATTGATAGCGGTCTAAATGAAGCAATGGAAAGCATGCCAGTGGATTCCGTGTGCGGCGATGATTGCAAGCTAGCGATCGATCGGGCCAAGGCGTTCCTGGATAGCGTGCGCAAGGCCTATGGCGACACTCATCCGGATTACATCGAATCCGTAAACGACATCACAGCCGAAGTGTTGGGGTGCTTCATATGCGGTTAGATCGCCTCGAGGCGCTGATAATTAGCGCCGAATCCAAGCTGATGTTTAACGACACATTCCTAAGCAATGCCGTCGACACACTGAACAAGGCTGAAAAAGACGCCCTGTTAACCAAATGGCACAGCATCGCTGATGCCTGGCATATCCTGAATAAGAAAGGCTAACGCTATGAAAATTACATTCGCTAATGAGGACTCGCATTGTGCTTTCCACAGCATGGCCGAAGGCATGTGGGAAGTAGCTCGGGACGATAACGTGTCCGCGGCCGGCGATGCCGGACCATACGCGGCATTGCTCGAGCGTGTGATCATGGAAACCCCATACACCGACGGCCAAACCTATCCCGTGACCTATGACGTTGCCGAAGCCATCACCGAAGCGATCGGCAATGTGCTGGAGAACCTAACCGACAATGAGGAAGACGAGCACACGGCCGGCATCAGCACCGAATAGCCGACCGAGCCAGTCAGCGGACCGCGGCGCCAACCGCGGTCCGATTAGATCTCCGGGCAGCCAGCTGCCCGGTGCAAACGCAGCTGTCCAAAACAGGAATAAAACGATGCCAAAATATAATAAGTCAGCAGTCGATCAAGCGATTAGAAAAACCGACGCCAGCGCGGCCGAGGCCCAGCAAATCCACCGGATATTATCCGGCCGGTGCGGCAAGGCCCTAGAGGTCACCCAAATTGTGGATATTCCCGCCAAGGTGCCAGGAGGAGAATCCGCCATGTCCAAGGAACGCTTCATCATCGGACTGGCCAAGCTTGGCTACAATATCAACACCGCCAACCAATTGCTCGGCATCGGCCGCTCAACCATCTACCGCATGGCCAAGGGTAGCGCGAAGGTGCCGCCGGTCATCATGCGCCTGATGGATATGTACGAGAGATATGGGATCCCGCCGGAGCATAAATGATGCCGGCCGCGGTGTGGCCCGCCTGATGTCTGGTAGCTATATATATAATATATAATATATATATATATATACCCTACTACTACAGGGCCACTGGGCCACACCGCCTTTTATCAGTTTAAAATCAGACAGTTACTTATGGTCCGGCTATGGCCCGCTAGTGTGGCCCTGGCCCGCTGTTCGTTGCGCGATGGAACTTTTTCAGGGCTTTTTGATCACGAACCCTGTAACAATTCAGGGTGTGGCCCCGACCGGCCCACCCCCTATGGGCCACCCTTAACCTCGCGCAGCATAGTCTGCAGACTGTCGATCGAACCCCACTTGGCCGCGTGCTCGCGCCGCTCGGTTTCGTTGAGCAAGTTCGCCGCGGCCTGGTTGCAGCGGAAGCAATACAGCGTGTAGCGCCGCTTGCTGATTAGGATTTTAGCCTTATCCCGACCGTTCACCCGCTTGACCGTGACACAGTGCTCATCGAAGGCGCCGGCCAGCATCCCCCGCCACGCCGTGTCCCGCGGCCCCATCCGCTCGCCATCGCCGGTCATCTGCGCTTCCATCTCGCGCTCGAGGAATAGCCGTGGGAATACCAGGCCACGATCGGGATCTGCGGCGAAGTCGTTGAGCGCGTGCTCGACCTCGTTCAGGGATAGATCCGCCATCTCGTCCTTGGCCGCGGTCTTCAGTGGGTTGAACATGTCGAACTTGGATAGGTCGCTGGTCTCCAGGTAGGCTGCCAGCGCCGCGATATTGGCCGGCTTATTCATCCATGCATCGAGTGCCTTAGCCTCGTCCGGCAGCATTGGCCGGCCATTGCGCAGCACTGTGATCCTGCGGTCGGCAGCCGGGATCGCCGCGGCATTGGCGTGGTTGGTCGCCACCACCACCGAGCAAAAGCTCATCGCATCGAACGCCTGGCCGCCCTTGATCTTGAAGGTGCGCCGCTTCGGCGCCGGGTCGATACAGTTCTTCAGCGCCGTGTACACGCTGCGCTTCTCACCGCGGCGGTACGCCGTGGGCGAGCTATGCGCCTCGTCGACTGTGACCATGATCGAGTAGGCCTGCCAGTCCGTGTACACAGCCTGAGCACTGGTGCCGGCCAGAATGTCGAAGTCCTCGGCTCGGCAGTAGGCCTCGCCATAGAGCTTGGCCATGATCCGAAACATCATGCCGCGGCCCACGCCAAACTTGCCACCGAGCGGGCCGGCGTCGACGTCGGCCACGTACCAGGGCGAGGTGCCGGGGATGTGCGGGTAGAGCCACTTGTGCGCCATCCAGTCCAGGTTCCAGGTGCGGTCGGTCTCGTCCGGCACGAACCGCTCGAGGAATTCCAGGAAGGTATCCACCTCGCCGGTGCCGTCGTCGACATGGGTAGGCCTGCGGTAGGTGTTCTTGAACCACTGCCCGTCTTCGCAATAGACCGGGAAGTCCATATCCGGCCGCATCCGCACGCCGGCGATCGACATCCTGCTCGCGCTGCGCTCCCACAAGTCGGTCGCGTAAGTAAGCCTGGGAGTGAGCGGCCCATTGGCACCCATCCGTGGCATCATCTCCGACCAGGCCGCATACTCGAGCTTGAACGATTGCGGCGTCATCGCGCAGCTGGCCGAGGGTTCGTACAGCATCACCACCTTGCCGGCGCGGGCGTCATAGCCGTGCGTTAGCACCAGCCAAGCCACCTTGGTATCCAGCGAATCAGTATCCGCCGGCCTGGCCGGCATCAGGTATGCGGTCGCCATCACTTGCCCTCCCACGGGTGCCTGATGCTGTTGAGCATCTGGCGAAGCTCAATATCCTCGGCCGGCGACAGCGAAGCCCAGCGGTGCGAGACCCCATGCTTGGTGTCCCATAGCGTCAGGCCGGCGGCGCCGGACTTGTTCACCAGGACACGATCGCGGGTCTTTGATTCCTTGTCCCAGATATTGGCAAAGCCCTTGATCTTGCCGGCGCCGGCCCGCTTCTCCAGGTCGGACAATTTGATCCGCTCGCCATCCGACAGCATCATCACGTCGTCCGGCTTGAGATCGTAGATCCGCTCGCCTGGCATATGCGCGTGCTCGAGCACGATCTGTTCAAGGCCCAGCTCGGTCATGGTTTGCTCGCACAGCCCGATCATCTCGGCGATGTCGGCATCGGGAAACCACGGCAGCTCGGCCAGCTTGTTGTTCAGGATTGAGCCGCGCCGCCCTTCATAACCGTACTCACGGCCCTCTGAGTGATAGCCGTGTACCGCCACGTAGCGTTTGTCGTTGGGGCCGAAGTATTCGACCAGGTGCGGCTTGTCCTCCTTGGATTTAAACCGCGCCGTCCAGCGCCGCTTATGCGCGGTGGCGACCTGGCCGATCAGCGCCATAGTGGTGCCGCCTGAAGTACGCCGCAGGCAATTGCGCATGAAGTCCGGCCAGCGCCGCGACAGCGCCCCCATCAGTGCCTCGCGCACGATCAGGCTGCGCACGTCCAGGTCGATCACGAAAGCCGTCGACTTATACATCCGGATCCCAGCTGCCTTGCCGCGCCAATGCGCGATCGAAGCATCGTCATTGGCCTCGGTCGGCCAGCCCTTGAACGGGCCATCTCGGCCCCGCAGCGGGATGACATCGAAGCCGTTATCGCGAATTCGGCGCCATACATCGCGGTATGCGTTCACCGCCTTCGGCTGCAGCGGTATGGCTTGCGCTGTCTGGCCGGGATGGTATTGGTTGCTCACTGGTTTAGCTCCTTTGGGGTTGCACTGGTCATCCTAGGGATGGGGTGGACTGGACTTGAGCCGGCAGGGTGTTTCGCCCCCTGCCGGCTTTTTCATTTCAGCAACGCATCAATATCCGCCGAGGTTTTCACCAGAGCAATCGCTATACCTAGCTCGGCAAACCGCTCATGATACTTGCGCTGGTGTACCGACACCTTGCCGCCTTTCGGCCGCTTCACTTCGACGAATACCACCCGGCCGCCTGGCAGGGTTACCACCCGGTCGAAGAATCCGCGCCGGCCGATCGCCCGCACCTTGATGCACTCGCCGCCGTGGTCTTCGACACGCTGCCGCAGTTCGCGTTCGATCTTATTCTCTTTCACAGAAAATTTGACACTTGTCATGGATTATGTCCTGTTACTCCCAGATAACAGAACCGAGGATAACATGACCAAGCATTCCGCGATCGTCGGCGGCTCTACTGCCGACCGTCTATTGAACTGCCCCGGCTCGTTTCAATTACTGCAGCGCATCCCCGACCAGGTCGAGATCCCCAGCGAATACGCCAACTATGGCAGTGCCATGCACGCGGTCATGGACCGTTTGATGGCGATGTTTACCGACGGCTTTCCCGCCATCGATGACGTGATCCACACGGCCGAGGAGTTAGTCGGCGAGGTGTTTTATGATCGCATGCTCGAGGATCATCACCTCAATGATTCGATCATCCCCGCCATTGAGACACTCTGGGAGTTGATGGACCAATACGACGGCGGCCGCTTCCATGTCGCCGCCAATGAACTGAAAGTAAAATTCCCCTCAGTACCTGGTGCCTTCGGCACCTCTGACTTGCTGATCGCCAATAAGAAGTTTGTCATCCTGGTCGACTGGAAGTTTGGCATGGGGGTGCCGGTCAAGGCGGTTTATCACGAACCCGAAGGCGACCGCGTCAACCCGCAATTGTTGTTTTACTTCGCCGGCGCCATGTCCGAGCTGCCGAGCATGTTCAAGAACAAGCGTTACGCCGTGGCGGTGATCCAGCCGCGCACCGCGGAGCGGCTAACTCACACGGTCATCACCGGCATCGAAGTCGATATGTTCGTCGAGGATGTCGACCACGCCATCATCCAGGCGCTCGGCAAGAACCCGCCGCTCAAGCTGGGTGATCACTGCCGCTGGTGTCCGGCTCGGCCATTCTGCCCATTGCATACTGAGCCGCTGTTCGAATTGGTCGGCATGGAAATCATGCCGGCGCAATTGCGCGCGTCCGAAGTCAATGACGGCAGTGCTGCCCTCTATGGTGAATTCCTCGCCAAGGCCAAGCACTTGGCCGACCTCGCAGCTGACTACAAAAAGCAGGTCGACGAGCAGGTCCACGCCTACCTGGAGAACGGCGGCAGCGTGCCGGGTTGGAAGCTCAAGCTGAAGACCAAACTGCGCCAGTGGGTCGACGAGGACGTCGTCAACAATGAACTCACCCGCTTAGGCTTCGGCCAGGACGAGATCTGGCAGCGCAAGTTGCAGACCTTCGGCGTGGCCGAGAAGGCGGCCAAGCGGCTCAAGGTCAAGATCCCCGACCACCTGCGCGTTGCGCCGGAAACAGATGAGACTGTGATCGTGCCGGAAAGCGACCCGGCGCCGCGCATCGATCGCGCCAAAGCCAACGAAGAGTTCGCCGCGGCGCTCAAGCAATTGCGTCACGAACAAAATTCGTGACACAATACCTGGCCGGTTTTGGTATTTGCGCCGGTCACTAGAACTTAACCCAGAAGGACACGCGAACATGAACGATATCGTTAAGCGATCTCTCGGCTCGACAGCATTGTCGCTGCCGGACGACCTTGCCGACCGGCTGCTAGCTGGCATTGAGGAAAGCCAGGCCACCACCCTGGTAGCCGGCGGCGGCAAGGATCTGATCAAGCTCTCCAAGAACGACGGCACCTGGAATATTGGCCAATCCGACGAGCCGATGCAGGTCGGTTCCAAGTGGTGGATCAACATTGTGTCGATCTGCCACGGCTTCATCTGCTGGTCGAACTACCAAGGGACCAGGAAAAATGAGCGGCTCGGCGAAGTCATGGTGCCGATGTACGAGCCGAAGCCACCCAAGCCAGGCGCGATCGAGGGCTTCCCCTTTGCCGAGCAACGCTCGTTTGAAGCGGTGTGTCTCAACGGTGAGGACGAGGGCAAAGAGGTCCAGTTCAAGAACGGGTCGGTTGGCACGATGAAGGGCTTTAAAAAGCTCGAGGATGCGGTCAAGGCACAGCTCAAGAACGACCGTAAATTCCCCTGCCCGGTGATCCAGTTCAAGTCGGAGAAGTACAAGCACTCCGACTACGGCTGGATCCACAATCCGATCTTTGAGGTCGTCGACTGGGCCGACATGCAGGGCAACCTGAAGTCGGAAGGCGAGCCGGCCGCGCCGGATGCGCCGAAGCCGGCGCCGGCCGGTGCCGCGGCCAAGGCCCGCAGCAAGCCGGCCTTGGTGGAAGACACCCCAGCCGAGCCTGCGCAGGCGCCAGTGCGTCCGGCGCAACGCCGCCGGCCACCGGCAGCCTAGACCTGCCAAACGCCACCCAGGCCCTTCCCAGGGCCTGGGCCTTCCCTCCCATCCCAGGGAATGCCTATGTCTGCCCGTACCTTCGATTCCTCCGCTATCTGCTGGTTTGATTTTGAGACCCGGTCCGGCGCCGACCTGCAGGACGTCGGCGCGCCGCGCTACGCCTGCGATCGTGATGCCGCGGCAATTATCCTGACCTATGCCATCGGCCACCGGCCGGTCCGGCTGGTCACGGCGCCTACCCCCGGCGATCCGCTGCGCTGGCACCACATCCCGCTGGATTTCGCGCAATTTTACGGTCGCGCCTTGGGCGGCGACGGCATATTCGCGGCGTTTAACGCCGGCTTCGACCGGGCGATCTGGAACAACACCCTGATCGACGCCCCCAAGATCCGTCCCAACATGGTCATCGACCCGTCGGTGCAGGCGACCGCGGCGGGCCTGCCGCCGGACCTGGCTGGCGCCTGCAAGGCCAGCGGGGCTACGCTCAAGGTCGCCAACGGCTTGGAGTACATCAAGCTATTCTGTCTGCCCGACTCCACTGCCACGCCGCAGTCGCACCCGGCGGAATGGGCGGCGTTTTGCGCCTACGCGATCGGCGATATCGAGGCGATGCGCAGCCTGTTCCGGTGGACGAGGCAGCTGCCACTCCAGGAATGGCAGGAATACTGGGCGATGGAGGCGGTCAACGATCGCGGCATAGGCATAGACGTTACGTTCGCCCGCAAGGCGGACGCGCTGACCCGGGTGGCCAAGGTCCGCGGCGGCCAGGAACTGCGCGAGTTGACCGGCGGCGCTGTCGTCAGTGTCGGCCAGGTCCAGCAATTGACCCAGTGGCTGCTCGCCAACCTGCCGCCGGACGGGATTAAGATCCTGACCAAGCGCGAGGAGACCGAGGCCACTGACGACCGGCCAGGCCGGCCGGCCAAGTTCTCGTTGACCCGCTCCCGGATCGAGAAGCTGATCCCATACTGCCGCGCCGTTGGCATGCCGTCGGCCATGCAAGCTCTGGAGATCCGCCTGTACGGCGGGTCGACCACGCCGGCCAAGTACAACAAGATCCTCGAGCAGCACGTCGGCGGCACGCTGTACGGGCAGTACGTCTTCAATGGCGCCGCACAGACCGGCCGTGCCTCATCCCGCGGCGTGCAGATTCAGAATCTGGCCCGGGCTTTTTTGCCTTATGAGCACGATGCGATCGAGGCGATCCTCAACGGCGCCGACTATGACCAGCTTGCCGCGCTCGGTGACAGCACGCCGGTGTTGCGCAAGCTGGCGTTGCTGATTCGTCCTACTTTTATTCCCGCGGGAACGAATCAGTTCGTGGTTTCCGACTTCAGCCAGATTGAGGCGAGAGTATTGCCGTGGCTGTGTGGTCCAGAGTCGGAGGGCGCGCTGAAGCGGCTGCAGATCTTCCGCGACGTCGACGAAAACCCCAACCTGCCGGACCTCTACACCCGCACGGCGGCAGAGATCTCCGACATCAAGCTGCTCGGCAATGTCACCAAGGCGTTGCGGCAGCGCGGCAAGGTCGCCGAGCTGGCGCTCGGCTTCGGCGGCGGTACCGGGGCGCTGGCCGCTATGGGCGCTGGCTATGGTTTGTACCTGCCCGAGCACGAAGCCCGCGACATCGTCCAGCGGTGGCGCGAGGCCAATAGCTGGTGCGTTAAGTTCTGGGGCCGGCACGATACCGACGGCACCAGCTATGGCCTGTGGGGCGCCGCCAACAAGGCCTACGAGAACCCTGGCACCGTGCGGGTCGTCGGCCGGGTGGCTTACGTCTACATGCAACAGATCCTCGGCGGCACGCTGTATTGCTATTTGCCGTCTGGCCGCTGCCTGGCCTACCGCGGCATCAAATATGAAAAGGTCGATGACCTGGACGACGACGGCAACGTCATCGGTAAGTCATTCCAGCTACGGTTCTGGAAGGGTCACAACAGAGCGAAGATCTGGCACGGCACCTTGTGCGAGAACGTGGTGCAGGCCACCGCCGCGGACTTGCTGCGCGGCACTCTGGTGCGGCTCGAGCAGGCCGGCCGCGGCGCCCGGTTGCATTCCCATGACGAGGTGCTGGTCGAGTGCCGCGAGGATGAGGCGCAAGGTGTAGCGAACTCGCTGCGCGCCACCATGCGGCAGGGCTTCGACTGGACCGACGGTCTGCCGCTGATGTCGGATGAGACCGTGCAGTCGTACTATTCCAAGTGGGAAGGCAAGTGATGGCGCGCTCGATTCCACTCGAGATCCGTGAACGGCTCAACAAGCTTTTGCTTCTGCTCGGGTCCAACCATGAGGGCGAGAGCGCAGCTGCCGCGGCCAAGGTCACTGCCCTGCTCAAGCAACATGGCCTCGACTGGCATGACCTGGTCGGCTCGATCGGCGAGGCGGCGCGCGCGGCGCCAAAGTCGCCACCACGCAAAGCGGAAACGCCAGGCGGGCCACAGAGCATGACTGCGGAAGAACTCAAGCGGATGGTGCATTTGATCCTCCGCAGCCCGATCAACAATCGATCGCGCCAGTTCCTGGCCGGCCTGGTCGATCGGGCGCAGATCTACGGCCGGGTTACATTCTCCGACAAGCAATGGATCTGGCTCCGGGATCTGGCGCGGCGGGCGGGCGCAATATGAAGTTCTACGTCGGCTTGCACCAGCCCTCCGATGCCAAGCATTTCCAGCATGCTTTCATCAGCGTGAACCGGCTGCACGTGCGGGTGAAGCCGCTCGGCGCCGGCGACTGGATCATGGATTCCGGCGCCTTCACCGAGCTGTCGACGCACGGCCGCTACCGTAGCAGCGTGGCCGAATATGCCACGGCTATCAATCGCTGGGCGCACGATCCGACGCTGACCGCGGTGGTGTCGCAGGACTACATGTGCGAGCCGTTCATCCTCGAGAAGACGGGCTTAACTGTCGAGGCGCATCAGCGCCTGACCACCGAGCGATACACCCAGCTGCGTGGCATGATCGACCATACCTACGTCATGCCGGTGCTGCAGGGTTACGCCAGGACCGACTACACCCAGCACATCCAGATGTACGGCGACCTGCTGCCGCACGGCGCCTATGTCGGCGTTGGCTCGGTGTGCAAGCGCAACACCGACATCGGCGCGATCGAAGACATCCTGCTCGCCATCAAGCTCTCCCGGCCGGACCTGAAACTGCACGGCTTCGGCCTGAAGACCACGGCGCTGACTTCGCGGGTGGTGCGCGGCTGCCTGCACAGTGCCGACTCGATGGCGTGGTCGTTCGCCGCCCGCTGGGAGGGCCGCAACCGTAATGACTGGCGTGAGGCCAAGGCCTTCATAGAAAGGGTGATGGTGCCGTTATGAGAAATGTGAAGTATCGGATCAATGTGGCGACCTGCGAATGCTGCAGCGGGATGTGGGAGGCGCCGGCGGGTGATGTCTCGTTGATGCAGGGTGCCTGTATGGACTGCCAGCGCGACAGCGACACCGAGAAGCCATTGCGGTTCGCGCGTTTGGATTCGGTCACGCCGGCGTATCGGTCGGGAATGACCAAACTACCGAAGCGATGGTTTGCGAGAGTCTTGGAGCTGACCGGCGAAGAAGAAGAGGCGCTCGAGGAGCTTTCGGATCCTAGGGGGTTCTATGAGAAATAAATCTGAACTGCGGCCGTATCAGCAGCGCATCGCTGGCGCGCTCTACGAGAACGACGAGAAGATCGCGGTCGCCAGGCCGGGTGGCGGCAAGACCATTGCGGCGCTGACCGCGATCGAGGAGCTACTGCGCGACAAGCACATCCGCCACGCCCTGGTGATCGCGCCCAAGCGGGTGGCGCGCATGGTCTGGCCGGACGAGATCAAGCTGTGGGCGCACACTCACGGGCTGTCCTACCAGGTGCTGACCGGCACGCCGCAGCAGCGGGCGATCGGCCTGGCCGAGGCGCACGCCGGCGTGTTCGACATCACCATCGTCGGCATCGACGTGGTCGAGTGGCTGGTCGACACCCTGGTCAAACTGCCGGACGATTCGCGGCTGTTCGACCTGCTGGTGATCGACGAGATATCCAAACTGCGCGACCCCTCCGGCGTGCGTGCGCGGCGGCTACTCCGGTACGCCAAGCGGTGGCGCATGCTCTGGGGCCTGACCGGCACGTTGCGGCCGTCCGGCGCCGAGGATCTGTTTATGCCGGCCACGGTGGTAACCCGTGGAAAACTCTGGGGAAAGTCGTTCTACAGTTGGCGCAAGACGCGCTTCTACCCGCTTGATTACCAGGGCTATACATGGGCGCCCCTGCCGGGTGCGGAGGAAACGATCAATGCCGAGCTGGCACCGCTTTGCGTCACCCTGCGCGACGACGAGCTGCCGCAGCTGCCGGAATTGTCGATCATCTTCGATCGGATAGAGCTGCCGCCCACCGCCCGCAAGCAGTACCAGGACATGGAAGAGAAGCTGCTGCTGTGGGACGGCGGCGGCGAAGCCATTCTGGCGGCGTCGGCGGCCGTTGCCACTGGCAAGCTCGCGCAGATCGCCAACGGTTTCGTCTACGACAACGGTATGACCTTCAGTATCCACCCGGAGAAGGAGCAGTGGGCAAACGACATCATCGAGAGTGCCGCGGGGCCTACTCTGTTCGTTTACGAATATCGCGAGGATCTGGAAATGCTGCGCCGGCTGCTCGGCCAGGATTTGCCGTACCTCGGTGACGGGGTCACCAACAAGGAATCGGATCAATTCATCACCCAGTGGAATGAGGGGAAGCTGCCGTTCATGGCACTGCACCCGGCATCGGGCGGCCACGGCTTGAACCTGCAACACGGCGGCTGCGACATGGCCTGGATCTCTCCGACCTGGTCACCAGAATTGTGGGAGCAAACGATCGCTCGCTTATATCGTTCCGGCCAGACTAAGCCGGTGGTCGTCCGTGTCTGTCTGGCAACCGACACAGTCGACCAGATGAAGCTCGATCGGGTGCATGAGAAAATGACGGCGCAGCAGGCGTTTGAAGCCTACCTGCGGCGCCATCAAGTCGAAGGGATCGTCGTGAACGCTTAAAGACTAGCAGCCTTTTCCAGGTCGAGCACCAGCTGCGTGCCGTCCTCGTCGAACTTGTTCGTGGTCAGGATCTCGACGATTTGCTTGTTGAGTTGGAATAGTTGCTCGCGGTTGACCCGGTAGCGGGCGTGGACGTCGCCGGTGTTGACGTTGAGGACGACGGTGTCGCGTTGGGGAATGGTCAGATAGACGAACCGCACTGGCGGCATGGTGGGCCTCGTTATCCGTTTGATACGTGAAGTCACCACCATACTCTTCCGTTAGTCCTGTTCCAGTGCGCGCATCGCTATCATCATGCATTGGTCGGCGTCGACATCGTGCAGGGCGGCGATCTCGCGTAAAGCTGTGCGTAACTTTTCGTTTTTGTCGGCCAGGCGCATAAGCTCGCGCATGCCGATATTGAGCTGCCGTTCGATTTCAGTCAGCGCCGCGTACATCTCCTTTTCATGGGACATCGCGGCGCATCCACTTCAACTCTGGGTGGCTGCTGTACCCATGTTTGAATACCAGCCAGCAATAATCGCTTTTGCCGCCGCCCACCTTGCCGTTCGCTTTAATGACATGCCCCGGCGGCATCGACGGCCGCGGGGTCAGCAGCCACACACTCTGCAGTGGCGTGTCATATAGCCAGCGGGCGGCGTTGAGCCGCGCAGTCGGCATGATCAATGCCACTTTGTCGGTTGTGCGGGCTAGTGCGTGTTTGGTGAACTCTTCAAACCTGTCGAACGGCGGGTTCGACACGATGTTATTGTGTACGCTTTCATGGTCGAAGAAATCTTCGGGTGTGTAACCGCAAAAATAGAGTTCTCGTTGCGGTTCGCGTCCACGATCGACTAAATCGGCGCCGTAGGCGTCAAAACCGCGTCTTAATGCTGTGACGACAATCCGGCCGAAGCCGCAAGCAGGGTCGTAGATTCGGCCCTTGAACTTCTCTTCTTCAAACAACCGTTCGCTGACCCAGAATGGCTCGACGTAGTGCTCGTCGATGCGGGGGTGTGCTGGTCTGAACATGGCGGTGTGGGTCCAGGGTTGGCTCATTTTGCCGGCCTTGTTTTGGTTGAGAATTCCGCCTCGTCGGCGCCGCACCACTCGCACAGCATTGCGCTGCCGCCGCCGTCGAACCTGGCCTGCGGCATGCGGCAAATGAAGCAGTGCAGGACAACGAACGGCGACCAGTCGCGCACATGCTCCCAGCAGATGTCGCACTCCCACATCGCGCCGCAGTCCTTGCACCGCTGCTTGCGCTGGCGCGAGATCGTGCCGTCGGGGTTGAAGATCACGCCGCTCATCAGCGCACGTCCTCGTTCCACTTCCACTTGCCCTTGACCCAGTGGCCGTTCACTGGATCCTCGCACTCGACGGCGCGGACTTCCCGTGCCGAGGTCCAGCGCGCTTCCAGGTCTTTGGCGTAAGCCATTGCTTCGGCTTCGGTTTCGCAGCGGACCGCGTTGTCGTACCACTTCGGGTCGTTGTGGACGCGCACCTCCGGTTTCCAGGCCATCAGGCACTCCCCTGAGTGTCTTGCAGCAGTGCTGATGCGTTGCGCGTCATTTCCTCGTCCACGTCCTTGAACATCTGGTTCATGACCGCGGACAGCTCGGCCATGCCGATCTTCGCCGCCGCGTCGATGCTCATGAACGCCTGCGCGCCGCCCATGAAGTAGGCCGACCGCATGGCGCTGATTTGGTCTTCGCCGGATCCGGCTTCGCGCAGGCAGCCGGCGAACGCGGCCCATCCCGCTTTCAGTGAGACGTCCGGGTCGAGTTCGCCTTTGATGACCTTGAAGACTTCAGTCATGGACTTTCTCCAGCTGCTTGGTGCCGAGGTCGGCGGCCAGCTCGTCGAGTGCCGCGGTGGTCGGCGTCGGCGCCCGGTCCAGCTCGTTGACGCTGGCGACGAAGTCCTCGGCGCGCCTGGTCAGTAGTCCGATATTAGCCATTTGCGTGGTCAACTCGACCAGCATCTTGTGCAGCCGTAACGATTCGTGGCGGTAGCGATCGCGTTCCTCGACCATCATCTGCACGCGGTCATGCTCGCGGTTGAGGTCGATGCGGTATTGCTGGATGGCCGCGTTTGCGGAAATCAAATCGTCATGCATCTGCGTGACCTTGGCGAGCGCCGCCACGCGGTGGTCGTTCTCTATGTCGGGTAGTGGGCGTGCTTGGGCTTGTCTCGGTGCATTCATGGGATGGTCCTCTGTTATGGTCTGGTAGGAAGATCGCTGCTGCGCCGGATACACTATGTGGCGCAGCAGCTTGGCGGCGAATGCATTACCTTCGCGCCGCCTTTTTTGGAGCTTGTCGCATAGGCCATAGATGGTCCGGCGCATCGTGGCCGATCTCCTTCAGCTCATCTTTAAGTAGCCGGTAAGTGTCTGCGGGGAATTGCTTTCCCGCCCGCCAGTTGTAGACGCCGTTCTCCGAAGTGCCGGTCAGCTCGGCCATAGCCTCGATGCCGCCGAGCGCGGTGATGATTTCAGCTGTGGTGCGTAAAGTTGCCATGACCCACAGCTAACCCAACCTTTTTGAGTAAGCAAGCGTTGCGGCCCAAAATAGTTGAGTTATAGTCGGCCGATGGACCCGGAATTCCAATTGCGCGAACTGATGCTGGAGGATGCGAAAATCTATCGTATTCGCAATCAGATCGCGGAGAAGACCGATCCACATTCGGCGGATAAGCGCGGCAAGCAGAACAAAAAGGCCTATGCAAAAGCCAAGGCTAAGATCAAAGTTGAACCGGACGTAATCCCAACAGAGGAACCACCCCAATGAATAAACTGCTCGGCGCCGCCGTGGCGGCGCTTCTACTGACTGTGCCTGCTAAGGCCACCATCTTGCTCGACGAGACCGGGATCGGTGGCACCGGCAACAACGTGATATTCAGCAGTATCGCTAACTCTGGACTGATCCTTGGTCGCCTCAACGGCCAAAACAATGAGGTCGTACGGTTCTTGGACCGCTCGGCCTTCAATCCTGACGGCGGCATACTGTCTGGTCTGTTCTCTGGATCAGCAAATGGCAATGACATCAAGATCGTGAACACCAGCGAGCTTGATATCACGGTGTTCGACAGCACGAACCTCACTCAGATTACCACCACGCGGGACATCTTCTCCATCGTCGGAACAGGCACCCTGCTTATTCGTGCGACGGCCTTGGAAGCAGACGGCAGCTTTCAGGACTTCCTGTTCAGCAGCATTCTGAAGAGCGGCCAGAATGGCTTCGACTTGAAAGCCATCGACGGCGAGCGGATCTGGGATGTCGATTTCCGGGTTGTCGGCGGCAGCATTACTGACTTTGAGCACTTCCGCATCGACGTGGCGCCGCAGGTTGCGGCGGTGCCGCTGCCGGCGGTCGGTACCGGACTTCCCGCCTTGATCGCGGGGATGTTTGGCTTGGTTGGGCTGCATCGCCGTCGGAAGCAGCGGCTGTTGTTGGCTTGACCTCGTTGGCTCCGGCGGCGTGCATGTGTAGCGCCGCCGGGGTCAAGCTTCAAAAATGCAAAAAAATTTTGGGCGGTCTAAACAGTTGTGACATGTTTACCCACAGATCCGGTTTTGGATGAGCGGTTCGCATCTGAGGCGCTGTCGGACCTGCTCGCCAGTTACCTGTGCGAGGCCACGCCGCACCACATCCGCGAGCTGTTTCAGCACCGCTGGCCGACGTTGTCGCGGCTCGGTCATGCACTGCACAACGCTCAGGTGCGGCGCGCGCGGGCGAATACGATGGCGTCCGAGTACGAAGATGAAACGATGTCAGGATGATGTGGGTTCTCCTAATAGGATCGGTCTGGGCGATCACCGGCTACCCAAGCAAAGAGGCGTGCCTCGAGGCGTCGAGGACGACCGACTTGGGTTACGTCACACGGTGCGTGCCGATGCAGAGCACCGGCACGGTGGTGTCTGGTCACCGTTAGAGGTGTCAGTATGAGTGACAGCGACAATGATGCCGACCATATGCTGGTCATGCATGACCCTGACGTCGAGCACTGTGAGGATTGCGACAAGGTTATTGGTGAGCGCAGTAACGACCGCCTCGACCGTGACGAGGTGCCATCACCAGATGAATGCCAGTGCGCGCGGTGCATCGACTGCCGCGAGCTGCTCGACGAGGAGGAGCAGCAGCTAGGTCATGAGCAATGCTTCGATTGCTATGTAACGGAGCATGACCGGGATTGAGTTACCAGCCGCCGGTGCTGCCGATCGGCATAGAGAATCCGCCGCTGCCGAAGTCAAAGCCACCGCCACCACCGCCGCCACCCCAGTCGAGGCCGGCACCGATGTTGCCGCCGCCCCAGCCCCAGCCGCCGAGAACCTGCGGCGAGATCGGTGACAGCCCGCCGACCATGCCGCCGGACGCAGCTGTCTGATTGAGCAGCGGCGACGAATAGGTGGCGTTCTCAATAGGCGGCAGCATCCCCGCCAAGGCAATGCTGCCGCCCTGACTGGCGCCCTGGCCCGGGATCGATCCGGTGGGAATCGAACTCAAGCCTGGGGGCGCTAGAGACAGCCCGCCGGCGGCGCCACCGGCGGGCGTGGCAGGCTGCGCCGGAAGCACCGGCATGGCATCGGCCGGCGGGGCTGGCATATCCGGCGCAACCCGGCTTTCGTCCTTGTAGACATCGGTCAGGGCCTTGGCGATCTCCGGCGTCATTGCCGGCTGCTGGCCCTTCGGCTGCTCGCTGATGCGTGCCGCCTCGTCCTGGTGCAGCTTCTCCGCGGCAGCGCCGGCCTGCTCGACCGTGTCGAATTTGCCGAGATGGTTGCCGGTTTCTACGTAACGTTGGCGCGCGTCAGCGTCAGACATTACGCGGCCGCCCTCGGCCGGCACGGTAGGAATGTTGACCTCCTTGCCTTGGTCCTCCACGCCGATCGTTCGCACGGTCGAGATTGAGCCGTCTTCGTTCTGCACGGGCTTCTGCTGCAGCGGGTCGAGTGTCGGGGCGTTGGGATCCACCGCGGGCGCCGGTGCCATCCGCTTGCTGGCGCTGAAGTCGGTGGCACCCGAGGTGCCGAGGTCGAGGTCGCTGCGCTTGCCCACCGCTGCCGGCTTCGGCGCGCCCTCCTTCACCGCGGCGTCGAACTGCTGCTGGGTGATGCCCATCTTCGGCAGGTAGGGCTGCACGCCGGCGGCGATCTGGCTGCCGACGAAGGGTGTGTTCAGCGCCTCGCGCAGGGTCTTGTTGCCGATGAAGTCCGGCACCTGACTGACCTTGCTGGGGTCGCCGCGCTTGACCAGCTCGATCACCTTGGTGTCGAGCAACGCGTGTGCCGGGTTGACCGCGGGCGGCGCTGGCGGCGCCGGCTTGGCGACCGGCGGCGGCGCAGGGGGCGGCGCCGCCGGGGGCTTGACCGGCGCCGCTGCCACCGCGGGTGCAGCAGGGGCTGCCACCGCAGGAGCAGGTGTCACAGGTGTCATGGGTGCAGCCGCCGGAACGTCCTGTGAACTTTCTGGCAACAATTGTTCCGGCTCGGTCGCGGCGATCGCGGCAGCACCCGGCGACGGCGCACTTGGCGTGGGTGCCGCCGCCGGAGCCGCAGCCGGCGCAGGTTTCGCTTCAGCTTGCGGGGGCTGGGCGGGAGCTTGCGCCGGAGCTGGTGTCTTTGGTGTCGCCGCTGGATCCTGTTTGCCGCCCCAGTCCTGGGCCGCGGTCGTCCCAGCCTTGGGATCCTTGTAATAGTTCGGGTTGTCGAACGCCTGCGCTTCTTGTCCGCGGCGGATGGTCAGGCCGTGCAGCGGCTTCTTGGCGCCGGATGCGTCGGTGACCTTGTCGTACTGGACGAAGATCTCCTTGGCCTGCTTCCAGTCGCCCCGCTTGACCGCGTCCGCCAGGCCGGTGCCTTTCAGCGCCGCGCCGCCGGTGTTGAAGCCGAGCGAGGCGAGCGAGTTGCGGATCGCCGGCGGGGTGTTGGGGTTGAGCGCATCGATCGTCGCCAGGTGCCGGCTCAGTTCGGCGTTCATCTCGGCCCGGGCGGTCGGCTCGTCGATCGTGGTGCGGCCGTTCGCGGCGGTGCCGTAGCCGATGTTGGTGGTGCCGTAGTCGGCGAACGCCTTGTTGGTGAAGTTCTCCTTCTTGGCTACCCATTCGGTCAGCTCCACCGGCACGCCGGCGGCGTGCGGACCGGCGGCCGCGGTCGGCGCAGCGAGCGTCGGCCGGCCTGGCGCCATCGGTGGCTTGCCAGCCAGGCCGCCGCCCGGGTTCAGCCCGGGGAATAGCTTGGCCTGCTGTGGCGACAGCCCATCCTTCCAGGATCCGCCGGCCATGCCGATCCGGTCGCCGGCGAAGTCGTGGTGCATCTGGTCGAGCGATCCGTATTGCGATCGATCGCCGGAGAAGTAGCCGCCCCAGCGGTGCCGCTTGGCCAGGTCTGGATGGTTGGCTTCCAGGTACTGATGGAATCCGTTGGCGTAATCCTGGTAGGCGGCGAAGGTCTTGGGGTCGTTGGTGCGGTAGTTCTCCAGCGCCTTGCCCGTGCTCTTATCGATCAACTGCATGTCGAAGGCGTTGCCGCGGCCGTGCTCGCGCGGGTCACCCTCACGCTTGCCGGAGGTGAACTGCACCGTGTGCGGCCCGCCCTTCTCGTTGTACAGCTGCGCCCATTCCTTGGCCGCCTGCACCACCTGCGGGTCGACGCCGGCCAGGTCGTTGACTTTGCTCAGTGGCACCTTGCCGGACAGCCTGGCGCGGTTGGCGCCCGGTGCCGGGGGCGCCCCCGGTGCTTGCGGCATCTGCGGTGGGGTCGGCGGCTTCACCTGCTGCTGCGCTTGCAGCTTCTGTTGCAGGGCCTTGTCCTTGGCGGCGCTGAAGCCGCCCGAAATGGTTTCGCCGATGCTGTCATCGGCCTGGGCCGGCCGCTGCAGCGACGAGGTTACCTGGCCGACCAGCGGCTGCACCTGCAGCGGCTTCTGCTCGTCGACGTGGATGCTCTTGGCGTTAGGCCCCTTGAGCAGGCTCTCCAGTAACTGGGTCATCTGGCTGGGCTGTGTGCCGGGTGGCACCACGCCCAGGTTGACGCCGAGCGCGTGCAGCGCACGCGAAGTGTCATCGCCGAGCAGCGGCTGCTTGCCGGCGATCATCGCCTGCTTGCTCTTCTCGCGCTCGAGCGCCTGGTCATCCATGTAGGCCATTAGCGTCGCGGCCCCGCTAGTGGTGGCCCGCCCGGCCCGGATGCTGCCGCCGAGGCGGCAGTGATCGCTGCGGCTAGGTCAGCGATGCTGTAGTCGCTTTGGAATGGCCGGCCCTCCAGCGCGTTCAATGCGGTCGGCGACTGCATCGTCCGGCCACCGATCGCGCGGCGGATTGGGCCGAGCGAATAGCCGGCCACCCGCCCCGCGGTGCCGCCGCCAGGAACGCCGGTCGCGGCACTGGCCGCGCTGCCGATCGAATGGCCTACTTCGCCAGCGGTCAATGCGCCGGGGATCCCCTGGTTGATATTGCCCATTGTCTGGCCGAGACCACCTTGCCGGGTTGGCGCGTTCAGCGACCGCGCGATCAATGCCAGCCGCTCGATCCGGTCGCGCTGCGCACCACCGAAGACGTCGAGCGATTCCGGCATCATGTTCTCGATCCGGGTGGCGAACTGCCGCGGTCCCGGGGCGCCTTGGTTCCGGCTATTGATGGTTTGGTTGCCGATATAGCGCAGGTAGTCGCCGAGCGTCTGGTCGAGCGGCGACGGCCCCTGGCCGCGCTGCTGTGGCTGGCTGGTGGCTTCCAGCATGCGCAGCCGAGCCGGATCCTGCTCACCTTGCTTGAGGTAGTTGTAGCCGGACGCGGCATTGGTGCCGGCTCGTTCGGCCACGCCGGTGAGCTGCTCATGTGGTCCGCCCTCACCCATAGCTGCGGCGTAGCGTTCCTGGGTACGGTCGAACATGTTTGGGGTCACGCCCTGATTGACGGCGGTGCCGCGCATCTCGCGGGTGGCAGCGGCTTCGACGTCGCCGGCGTAGCGGCTCGGGATCGGATCCATGCCCTCGCCGGCGATCCGGGTGCCGCTGCGGAAGTCGCGCAATTGGTTGTAGGTGGCGTTGGTGTTGAGGATGGCGCCGGTCTGTGGATCGCGCGGGAACCGGCCCTCGATCGCGTTGGCGCGGGTCTCCAATGGTCGTGCCGTGATCGGATCGGTCTGGCCCGCGGCCTGCCGCAGCGCGTCTAGCACCGGCTGCCAGTCGCCGATGGCGCCCGGCCCGACTTGCTGGGCCAGGGCTTCCTGCGGTGCGGATACCCGCGTTCTCAGGTCGTCGGCATTGGTGCGGGCGATATCGCCGACCGCGGCGCCGATGTCGCCGGTGGTTGGTGTCGGATTGAGCGACCCCCTGGCATCGATCGCGTCGTTTAAGGCGGCGCCGGTCTGGTCGCGCGCCTGCATGCGGCGGTCCTGGGTGAAGCCGGACGAGCCGTAGCGGTTGGCGTAGGAGTTCTCGCGCATGCGGATGGTATCGTTGCCGAGCGCACTGGCTGGCAACTGGACGCCTTCGGTGCGCGCTGCGGCGGCGGTTGCCGCCGCATTCGGGCCACCCATGCCGCGGTACTTCCAGTCGATGTAGCTCTGCCGGCCGGGAGCGGCGCCACCGGCCGCGCCGCCGCCGAGGATCGCGCCGAATAGCGCGCTGGTCTCCGGGTCGACGCCGGCGGCCCTGCCGGCTGCCTCGCCGACCTGGCTGCCGTAGTGTGACGCAACCGTCGGCGCCACGGTGCTGCCGGTAAGCCTGGTCAGCGCGGCGCGGATCGCCTGCAGGGCGGTCGGTGCCGCGGCAATGCCGCGAGCGATCGCCGCGCCGCCGCCACCGAGCAGGGCGCTGGCACCACCCTCGAGCAGTTGCCGGGTGGTGCTGGCATCGGCCGGTAGTGGCTCGGCGCCGACCGCATTCAGCGCCATCGGCCCGAGGTAGGGGATCTTGGTCTCAGGAAATATCCCGGCCCGGGATCCGGCGTTGCCGAGCGCGATCGCCAGGTCGGGTATGCCGGTCAGCGCGCTGCCGCCGATCCGCGCCGCGGTGTTGTAGAAGGAATAGGGATCGCCTGGCGCGGCCGGTGCGGCCGGCGCGCCCTGCGGCGGGGTCGCGACTGGTCCGGTTTCCGGCGGCGGTTCGTTTGGTTTGACAGTTATCTCGGGCAGCGTTTCGGTGGTTGGTGCGGTCGGCGGGCCGCCGCCGGCGCCATCCCGCAGCCGTTTGAACCGCTCACCCACGGCGTCGTATTCAGGCGTCCCTTTCAGGTGCTGGTTCTCTTGGCCCCATTTCACCAGGTCTTCTATGGTCTCGGCCACAGCTATCTCCCGAATAGAACGGTGCCTTGTTCAACTGTTGTCGATGCCGGCGGCGGTGCAGTCGCAGGTGCCGCTGCGCCGCGCCGTCCGCCGGTGGCGGCTGGTGCCGTGACACCGCGCACCGCCAGCGCCCTGGCTTCGTCGAACGGCTTCATCGGCATCAGCGGCGCGAGCACGGCCCTCGGCGCCAGGCCGCTGTCGGCCGCCGACTGGGCGTAGAACTTTTCCTTTTCCAGCGCCGCATCCCTGATCCCGCCCATGTGCTGTTGCATGGTCTTGATGATGTTGACCCTGGTCACCGGGTCGAGGCCTTCGCCGGTGGCCTGGCCTTTCAGGGTACGGATCTGCTCTTCCCAGCTGCCGACCTGGCCGACCATCTTGGTCTCGCCTTCGCGGACGCCGGTCAGGTCGTCCATCATCTTGATGAAGCCGTAGACGATATCGAGGTCGGCCGCCTTGTTGCCGGTGTAGGCGGATTCGATAACTGAGTTCCAGGTCACGGCCGTGTTGGCATAGCGTTTGATCTCCGGCAGCGAAGCGTATTCCTTGCGCAGCTCGATCGCCGAGCCTGGCTGGGTCTCGATCACACGGTCGGCGTTGGGGTCGACTGCCGCTGTCGCCGCCGCCGGATCTGTCGTTGCCGCGGCAGTACCTGCCGGCGCAGCCGTGGGCTGCATCATCCTGACCACCCACGGCGGGATCGGCTCTTTCTGGACGTGTTTGACGACCTGTCGATCGCCAACTTTTTCCACCACGCGCTCGGGTGGCCAGGCGATGCTGACCAACTGCTCGATCTGTGCCGCCTGCGCCGGCGTCGGCGGCGCTCCGCTTTTGGCAAACACCGCCAGTCGTTGCCGTGCTTCGTCCTTGCCGACTTTCGGCGTCGGGTCGGTCGGTCCGGTGGTGGCGAGCGTGTGGCCTTCCGGCACCGCGCCGCCCGGACCAAACAGCGGACGGTTGGTACCAAACTCGGTCTTGTTGTTGTTGGTGGTGACCCGCTGCCCGGTCGGCTGGCCGTCAAGGCCGATCACGGCGAGGGTGTGATTGGCCGGCACGCTTTTCTCTTCGCCGGTGCGGAACCGGCCGGTGGTCTGGAATTGCAGCCGGTTCTGTTCTTCGGGGTCGGACGGCACGCCGCTCAAGCCGACGCGGCCTTTCGCATAAACACCTGGCAGGTCGCCGGCGCCTTGGTGCGCCTGCGCCCGGGCGACCGCCTGGTAGAACGGCAGCTCGGCCTTGTAGCGGGCTTCCACCTTCGGATCGACGTACTTCTCTTGGTAGACGGTCGGCGGCAGAAACACCTCACCGAGCGGCGTGTTCGGGTCGTCCGGGTTCGACGGCCCCTGCCGCTCGATCGGGATATTGCGCGTGGTCTCTGGCGGCCCAGCGGTGGCGATCGCATCGGCCGCGGTGTTGCCGGCCGCTACGGCGGCGTCGAACTTGGCTTTGTCTTCCGCCTGCTTCTGCCGCAGCGCGACGATGTGCTCGACCGTCAGCTTTTGATCCAGCGCCGCCTTCGGCGCGCCGGTGATGCTCTTGGCGATGTTAGTCGCCAGGCTGCCCCAGGATGGATCCTGCTGGTAGGTGAGAAATTCCGATCCCATGACGCCCTCATACGCTCGTAGCTAGTGCGTTGCCGAGGCCGGTCCCGGCGATCTGCGCGCCGGCTTGCGCCAGGCCACCAGCTGCGCCGCCGCTGTATTGTGAAATCTTGATCGGCTCGACCGCCTTGGCGACGTTGTAGGCGGACAGTTGACCTGCTCTTTCATTGCCAGCCAGGCGGATGTCTTGGCCGGCGGTGTTGAAGATGCTGTTGGCGCGGTTGGTCAGGCCATACTGCGAGCCACCGTAGGACTGCACGTTGGCGAGCGCCGCGATCCGCTTGCGCGCTTCGATCGCCGCCTGCTGGATATGGCCCTGGATCGCCGTCTTCATCTCGTCGGAGCCGTGCTCCTGGCCGGAGAACATCGCTGACGCCAGTGCGTTGGGATCGCCCTCGGCCTGGTTGGCGATGTCTTCCGGCGTCAGCGCCTTGGTCAGGCGCGTGGCTTCGTCCTCTTGTGCCGCGGTCTGCTTCTTGGCGTCCAGCTCCTCGAGCGAGCCGCTGCGCGCAGCCTCGGCATTGAGCCGCAACTGCTCGTCACGCTTCAGGTACTCCTGCGATTGGCGGCGTTGGTATGCGACCCACTGATCGTTGGCAGCATTTTGCTGCGAGGCCATGTCTTGCTGTTGCTGCATGTTGTACATCGACATGCCGATGCTGAAGCCGAGGCCGATGATCGAGACTGGGTCGCACATGGTTTAGCTCGTTACCTGTCCTGAACCAGATTCGCGGCCGGTCCTGGCGGTGAGTGCCTTGTTAGCCTGATACTCTCCGATCGCCGGCGCGACCGCGGAGCCTAATCCAATGGCGATCGGCTTGAACATGTCGCCCAATGCACCCGGGTTCGGCTGCTGCAACTGCGCGTTGCCGGCAGATGTCGCTGCCGTGTTGGCGGCGACGGTCGGGTCTTCGGTGGCGTAGAGCTGGTTGTAGGCTTGCTGCTGCTGAGCGGCGATTGACTTGCGTAACTCAGCCGTGTCGGTGTCGGCCTTGGCCCGTAGCGCCGCTTCGTTGACGCCCTGTTGCTCGGTCAACTTGTTCTGCACAAAGCCGGCGGCGCCGGATCGCAGCAACCCGGCCCGCGCCAGGTCGGACTCGGCAGTGCGCGAGGCGTCTTTGTACTGGCTCTGCAACTGCGGCAGCGTGTAGTCGAGGCCGGCCTTGCGATATTTCTCGTAGAAGCTGTCGCCGAAGTTATCGTTGCCAAAGATGCTGTCGATCGCCGTCTTGCCCTGGTTGAGCCGAGCCTGGCGTTCGTTCTCTTTGTCGCGAGCTTCCTGGGCGCGCTGCATCTCCAGCTGCACCATTTGATTGTTCGATGGTCCGCTTCCGCCTTTACCGCCCATGTGCTCACCTCATACTTGCGCGTTTGGATCGACCGGCGCCGTCTTGTTGTAGTCCGCCCAGAAGCCAGGCGGCGTCAGCACCGACTTGGCAACAATGTTTCCAGTGCTGTCCTTGGTGGTCTCGGTGCCGGACACACCCTCGGCCGGTGCGGTCGTGGTATCCGGCTTGGAAGTGTCTTCTGGTTTCGCCGTGGCATCGGCGGCCGCTTTCTTGACGTTGATGTTCGACTGGTAGCCGGTCATGTCGAGCGGCGCCTTTTTGGCGAGTGTTTGCTGCGCCTCTTCCAAGGTTGCGTTGCCCGACTTGTCGAGCGGCTCTTGGTAGTACTGCTGTCCGCCGCCGCCTTTGCCGCCCATGCTGGCCCCCTACTTGGTTACGCTGAGACTGCCGGACGCGCCCGACTTCGGCTTGCCGTAGGAATCCCAATTGGATGGCGGCGTCAGCAGCGATGACGCTAACTTGTCGCCGGTTGTGGTCTGCAGTTTGCTGCCGCTGCTGATCGGGCTGCCGGCCGAGATCGCCGGCCCGAGCGGCGCGTTCGGGTCGACTGCCGGTGCGGCCGGTGCCGCCGGTGCGGCGGCGGCAGGCGCGACGATCGGCGGCGCCACCGGCGCTGGTGCTGGCTCTGGTGCGGGCGCCGCTACCGGCGCGGGCGCTTCCGGCGCGGGCGGCGCGATCCAGTTTGGATCGGTCTCCTTGTTCCAGAAGCCGCCGTAGCCGTCGTATTCGGGCGGCAGGGCTGGATTTCTTATCCATGAACCGTAGCCGTCATAGATCGTGTCCGGCTGTTCCGTCCACGATCCGTAACCGTCATAGACCCTGTATGGCATGGCCCACCTATCTGGTTGTGCTGATGCTGCCAGGCGTGGTCGCCGGCTTCTGCGATGGATTTGCCCAAATCGACGGCGGCGGCAGCAGCGACCCAGCCAGGAGAGCGCCGGTGGATTGCGGCGGGCCGCCGCCAGGCTGCAGCTTGCTGACGATCGGTCCGCCGGCCGGGATCGCCGGCCCGAGCGGCTCGACCGGCGCCGCGGCCGCGGGAGCGGCCGGTGCCACTGGCGGCGCCACCGGCGCCGGTGGCGCCATCTGTGCCGGCGCCATCGGCAGGTTTAACGGCGGCGGTGGCTCGGGTGCCGGCTCCGGCACTGCTGTCCAGCCTGGCTCGGATCCCCAATGGTAATTACCGCCTATGTCGTTCCACGGCATGGTTACACCTGTCCGGTCGTTGTCATGCTGTCAGTGCCTTGTTTCTTCAGCCGGTCAGTCCACATCGACGGCGCCGCCGTGATCGCCTGCGCCAGTCTGCCGCCGGTGTCCTGCGTGGTGTTGATGCTGCCGCCGGTCGCCTGGCCTGGCGGGGTCGGCTCGCCGATCGGGCCTTGCGGGCCGGCCGCCGCGGGCGTGGCCTGCTCCTGCACCGCAGCCTGCTCGGGCGCGGCGGTGGCTGCCGCTGCCGGGGCCGGCGGCGCTTCGGGCGCCGCAGCCTCGGGCTGCTCCTTGTCCCAGCCCCAGCCGTTCGCCCGGGCCAGCGGACCCCAGGTGATCGCATCGCCGCCAGGCGGCGCCCCGCCTTTGCCCTTGCCACCCATCAGAGCACCACCGTGAAAATCATGCCGACCGGCTCGCCACCGAAGTGCCGACCGATCATGTTCATCAGCGAGTTCTGCTCCGGCATGCCGGAGCAGATCGGGAAGTTGATCACCTTGCAGCCGTCGCGGCGGGCGAGCGTGATGACCATGTCGACCAGGCGGCGGCCGAGGTCGGTGCGCTGGTACTTCGGGATGGTGTAGGTTTCGTCCATTACTCCCATCGGCTCGGAGAACACCTCGAACACGTGGTAGCTGCAGACGCCAACCAGCTTGTTGTTGTCCAGCGTATCCAGCGCGATCACATACATAGCGAATTGAGTGCCGACCGCGTTCTCTAGGTAGCGTTCGGTTTTCTCCTGGTGATACTTCAGGTGCTTGGCCCAGCCTGACAGATGGAAGAACTCGCCGAGGAAGACGGCCAGCTGCTTGGCATCACTAGCCTCGGCCATGCGGACGTTAATGTGCGGTGTGCGCACAGAACGCTTGGGCTTGGGCAGGTCGACGATAGGAATATTCATCAGACAACCACCTGTACGAAACGAAGTCTTCGCCTGCAGTGCCATAGCCGGACAGCACGCCTTCGGCCTTGGCGCCGATCAAACTCATAAATCTGCGGACATCGTCACGTCGTAGCAGTGCCACCGCTTCGACCCGGTGGATACCCAGCTCGACCAATAGTGGCAGTACGAACCCCCGTATCTGCCGAGCCATTGGTAGCACGGCTCTGCTCCATTCAGGAGTGCCGAAAGCGTATCCGGCGGCGACCCCCTGGCGTTTTGGCACCATTCCCCACACCGAGATCGGCCCGTGCTCGTAGCTCCAGGCGCAGTACGAAAACGTGCTGTGCTTGGCCAATTGCCAGGCCAGCAGGCTCAGGTCGGTGCCGGCCGCGTCCATCTCCGCGAAGTCGTCGCTGCGGAGGTTGTCGAGGACGGCCTGGATCATGCCGCGGTCGGCGTTGGTGATCTCGATCATCCGGTCTCAGCCCCTGCGTAATGCACCACCATGTTGGACAGGGTCTGCGGCCCCAGCTCCTGCGACCGCAGCCGCAGCGACATGTGGGTGGCGTGGCCGAAGAGTTGGATCTTGCCCTGCGGGAACGACGGGCCGTTGAATTCACCAATGACGTCTTCGACCGAAGGGTCGGCGACATTGAACGCGGCCGACACCTGCCACGGCACGCCGGAGCAGGTGGCATCGAGCGCGGTGAAGCCCTTGAAGGTGGCCACGCCCTCGCCGGCGTGGAATGGGAAGATCAACTCGACCGGACAGTCGTCATAAATGGGTCCGACATCGGAGATGCCGCCGTAGGCGTAGACGGTGTTGTTATCGTCGCGCACCACCACCCGGTCTTGATGCAGACACGCGGCAGTGATGACAAAGCCGGCGTCGTACTCCGACCAGGCGGTGATCTTCGGCCCAGGGAACGCCGACAGCACGTAGATCTTCGACGTCATCGGCGCTTCTTCGCTGTCCTTCGACCCGGCCATGATGATCCAGAACCGGCCGGTGACCGGCTGCAGCAGCGCGATCGTGCCGCTCATCCAGTCCTTGCCCATGCTGCGGAACAGATCCTGCAGCAGCGGATCCAATGGCGAGCCGATGTCGGACACCGCCGCAGCCAGTGATGAGTTCCTGGCGCGGAGCGAGCGCACGCCGGACTGCGACAGGTACATCACGTCACCGGAGCCGTACTGCATCACTGAACGCCACGCCGTGGTGCCGGCCTGGCGCAGGGTCTGCACGTACTGATTCTTCGTGAAATCCGGATCCATGATCCACAGCTGCACCGCGGTCGAGGAAAAGATCGCCAGCTTGTCGTAGTAGACCTCGAGCGCCACCGAATCGGTCATATCGGAATCGCCCATCGACAGGTCGATGAAGTTGGTCGGGTTCGGCGGCGCCATGCCGGACCAGTCGCCGGCGTTACCGATCGCGGAAAAGTAGAGGATGCTATGCTCGACCGTGTACATCTTGTTCTTGTAGGTGCGGCAGTAGAAGCCGCGCGCCAGCGGCAGGTCGAGGCCGTCGTAGTAGCGGCCGACATTGCCGGCGGCGTCCTTCCACAGGATCACGAACACTTTGTTGTCGAACAGATCGTAGTCGATGATCTCGTACAGCGTGGTGGTTTGCTGCCCGAGCACGCCGATCGACCAGACGCCGGATGGGGGTTCTACTTTGTAAGGGCCGTTCGGGCCGAAGGCGTAGAGCTTCTGGTTGACCTCAACGAGGCCCCGGCTGGCCGGGTCGCAGGACCAGAACGGCACGAACGCCATGCGCTTTTCAATTTCACCGCCTGGCGTGACATGAGCATTGCGCATCGACCGCAGGGTGCCTGCGGGAGCGGTCAGCTCACTGCGCCGTAGATCTAGACCGGCAGCGAAGTCGGTGATGGTGAAGTAGGGCAACTACTCCCTCCATCAGTTCGGGATGTAGTCGACGTAGGGAACGCTACGCTGGGTCTTGTCGGGGTCGAAGCCTCCGCGGAAGATGCCGCCCATGTTGTAGTTGGTGCGCTTGTCGGCGCCTTGATCTGCAAGCAAACGCCGCAGGTAATTCTGCGCCTTGGTCAGCTTCATCGGCGCCGCTTCACTCTTCTGCACGGCCATCATCTCGGCCGCGGCAAACAGCACGATCGCCTTGGAATCGATGATGCAACTGTCGGTCGGCGCAACCAGCGGCGACAGCGGTGCCATGCCTTCAAACCGCAGCACGTAGCTCTGCTTCGGATTGGAGACATTATCCTCCGGCGTCGGCAGCAGTTGGAACTGACCGACCGGGTTGGTGACTGGCGCAGGGCCGGCGACGTTGACCGTAACCCGGTTGCTCCAGCGCACCGGCTTGCCGTATCGGGTCGGGCCGAGCTGCGTCATGAACGCCTTGATGCCGTAGGTCAGCGGCGTCCAGGCGGTCGACGAAGTGATCTTGGCGGCGTCGACCGGATCGTCCTTGGTGACCTGGGCGATGTAGATGTGGACGATCTGGTCGAACCCCATCTCCGGCGGGTAGGTGTAGATCGCCTGGCCGCCGATAACCGGCACGTCGACCCAGAGCTTGAGGTGCTGCCAATTGTAGGCGTCCCACAGCTCGCGCTGCTGTCTGGCCAATAGTATGTCGATCGTATCCTGCGCCTGGATCCCCTGGGCAGGGTTGAGCGACGTGCCGGTCTCGGCACGCAGCTCGCGGCGCAGTTCCAGCAGCGTTACCCCCAATGGCACTAGACGGCGTCCTTATGCTCCGGTGGCGGTGGTGTCCGCCGGCCGCGGGCCGGCCGGAAGATCGGCTCGAGTTGGGCTTCCGCCTTGGCGACCTCGTCCTCGCCGTCGTCGTCCTCGTCGTCGCCGTTGCCGTTGGTGATCGCTGGCGCAACCTTGGTGGAAATGGCGCCGCCTTCGTAGCGCGGCAGGTTCACCTCGTCGGTCATCATGTAGTCCATGCGGAAGGCCCGCCCCGGGAAGCACCGCTCGACAACTTCACGGCCGTAGATCGACATCAGTCGGTTCTTCTCCTCGGTCGGCCACACTTCGCCGATGCCGATCGGCATAATGTCCATGACGTTCTCGTCGCCGTGCAAAGTTTGGAGCACTTGTATCTCCGGCCAGGTCACCGCGTTGTGTGCGCCATAGATCACGGTGTGACAGTTCTGGCCGGCAAGGTTGATCTTGCAGGCGCAGTATTGGATCTGCTTCGACATGCTGTCTCCCTATGAAAAGACCAGGACGCGCTAAGGAGTGTCCGCTCCCCCGCGCGCCCTAGCCGCTTGCGATCAGACAATGTCTATGACGACAGCGCCGTTAAGGCGCCGCGCACAGAGTTGCCCGGTCGAAGTGATGCTGCGGTAGATCACGTACTTATCAGGTGCGCGATCCGGTGAGTGCTGGTGGCGCCACTCGTCCTGCATGGCGACCAGGTAGATGTCCCGCGAATCGTACCAGTAGCAACGCTTGCTCTTGCCGAGCTGATCCAGCGTCGGGTCATATTCAAAGTCGGTGCCGGCATAAGAAATTTGCCCGACACTGACGTCCTTGGCGCCGGAGAAGCCCTGCATGCTGTAGTTACCGTTGGCACGCAGTTCAGCTTCCAAAGCACCGAGCCAGTCGGAGCCGCAGAAGCCAGTGTTCGGCTTGGCGCCGTAGCGGGTGAGCTGACGATACTCTTTTTGCAGCAGAGTGATCAGCGCGCCGCCGTTGGCAGCACTGGACGTGATTGGTCCGCCGCCCCAGGCCGACAATGCCGGCGTGCCGGTCACGGCCGTACCCATCGCCGAGGTGAAGGCGCGGTTTCTCCACCACGGCTTCTGCGCCCGGTTGATGCCGGCAACAATGCCGGTCGACGGATCGTCGGTGATCAACGCCGCCATGCCGGCCAAAGCTTTGGCGTCGGTGGCGCCGTTGGTCCACAGCAGGTTGTTCATGCAGCGGGCGTACTGCTCGCTGACGTCCTGCAATGCGTCCTGCAACAGTCCGACCAGCACGGTGTCGTCGCGGCCGGAGTGCTCGGAGGTGTCGTCCATGTTGCCGGAATCGGAAACAGTAATTCCATCGGTCTTCAGCTCACTGTGCGTGAGCATGATACCGATGTGCATCTCCTTCCACGGGAACACGGCCTGGGTCAGGTTGGCTGGGGTATAGTAGGTTACCACGTCATCCAACTGATAGCCTTTCAGTTGGTCGTCGGTACCTGGCGCCGCGGTGTTGCCGAAGTCACCCTTGACCGAGATGATGATATTCCCCTTGCCGCCGGGGAAGGTCTTCTTCTTGGATTCCATCGCCGCCAGCAGCGGCTTCTCCTGGATCGCCTCCTGGAAGGCGGTCCCTTTATTCATCCAGTAGTCCAGCGCAGCTGTAGTGATATGCGCGAGCAGTGGAGCAGAATAGGTAGGCATTTAAGCACCTCTGGAATTAGAGGCGCGGCGCTCCCTCGCGAGCAAATCTGACTGCTTCCAGCAGCGACGTAGGCTCGGGTGCCACACCAGCGGTTCTTCCGGTGCTGCTCGGGACGCGCGATGTGGGCATTCGTTGAGGTTGGGACCAGGCCTTGTACTGCTCGTTGACACGGCGGAGCGCCTCTTGGGCGATCTGGATGCCGTTCTCGGGCGACTTGGGTGGGCCGTACTCTCCGACGAGTGCCATCATCGTGGACTGAACAGCGGCTTTTTTCGCCGCATAGCGAGGGTCCGATCGCACTATTCCCAGTTCCCAGTTATTGACGGCTATCGCCACCTTCTCTGCCAAGATCTCCCGCTGCATTTGCTGCTGCTGGTTCTGCGACATCTGCTGGTGCTGCTGCAACGCGGCCTGTTGTCGGACCGCATTGTTCTGCGCCATCGCCTTGTCCATGCGCTCTCGCGAGTACATGGCCGCGGCTTGTGTCGTCA